TCGGTTTTGTTGTTATCAAAGCAGTGACTGCTTAACGCATGGCTTACGTCGTAACTGGCTACTGGGACGCTGGTTACGCGATCAGCGATAGCGAGGCGGACCTTACATCCCACCTACAGGAGATTGCCCCCGGTGCGATTGTTGAGCTGTTCCAGCTGGAGCTAAACGCTGCCCAGCACGGCGTCAATCAAACGTATTACTTCCACTCTGGGGTGGATCAATCCCTGACCGAGATCACCTGGGCAGGGCAGGATTATCAAGCCATTCCGATTGAAGCGGACGGTTTTGAGTGGAACGGTCAGGGCAGTTTGCCGCGTCCAACGCTCCGGGCATCAAACGCACTAGGCACATTGACGGCGTTGATTTTGACGCTGCCTGATGGTTTGGAGGGCGCCAAGGTCACGCGAATCCGTACCCTTGGTCGCTACATCGATAGCAGCAATTTTGTTAGCACCGACCTGCTGTTACTGGAGGATGGCTTCACCCTGCTGCTGGAAAATAACGATCAATTTGCTCAGGAAGCCACAGGGGTAAGCCCTGACCCATACGCAGAATTTCCACGCGAAATTTATTACGTCGATCGCAAATCAGCCGAAACGCGAGACATTATCGAGTTCGAGCTTGCCAGCGTGTTTGACCTCGCTGGTGTTCGGGCGCCCAAGCGTCAGTGCGTTACCCGTTGCCAGTGGGTCTACCGCTCCGCTGAGTGCAGCTACACCGGCACAGATTATTTCGACGTGAACAACAACTCTGTTGCAAATGCAAGCCAGGACGTTTGCGGCAAACAGGTTGACAGCTGCAAAGCACGTTTTGGCGAAAACGCTAGGTTGCCCCACGGCGGCTTCCCAGGCATCGGCACATTCTTTGCATGACCTGGCGCGATACCGCACTGGCTTACGCGCAGCAGCATGACCCCAAGGAAATTTGCGGGGTTTTGGTCATCGTCAAAGGACGCGAGAAGTTTTGGCCGTGCGCCAATCTGGCAACACATCCCGAGCAGATGTTTGTCCTGTCGCCTGAGGATTACGCCGACGCAGAAGACGCTGGTGAAATCACAGCCATCGTCCACAGCCATCCGATCACACCAGCAGCCGCAAGTGAAGCCGACAAGGTTGCTGCCGAAAAGCTTGGCTTGCCCTGGTACATCGTCAACCCCAAAACCCAAGCCTGGGGCGAGTACATCCCATGCGGTTACAAGGCACCGTTGATTGGTCGCCAATGGGTGTGGGCAGTCCAGGATTGCTGGACGTTGGCGCGTGACTGGTACGCCGAAAACGGTATTCAACTGCGGGATTGGGACCGCCCTGCAAATCCTGAGCAGTTTTTAGCCGCGCCAATGTTTGAAGGTTGCTGGGCAGCGACCGGCTTCCGCTGTTTATCGGAAGATGAGCCTTTGGAACGTGGCGACCTGCTGCTGATGTCGATTGGATCGCCTGGCTTGAATCACTGTGCGGTCTATCTGGGCGATGGAATGATTTTGCACCACCTACAAAGTCGCCTGTCTAGCCGTGACTTATATGGCGGGCAGTATCTAAAATGCACGGGAAGGAGGTTGCGCCATGCTCCGTAAGATCAAGCTCTACGGACCCCTGGCGGAGTTTATCGGCAGGCGCGTTCTGCAGGCAGATATTGCAACGGCTGCTGAAGCGGTGCGTTTTCTAGTCGCCAATTTTCCTGGCGTGGAACAGCACATGGCGGACCAGCACTACCGCGTGAGCACGGGCAATTTTGACTTGTCGTTGGATGAGCTGCATTACCCGGCAGGTCAGGAAGAGGTCAGGATTGTGCCGGTTGTTGTTGGTGCGGGCGGTGCGGCAGGAAAGATTTTGGCAGGTGTTGCATTAATTGCTGCTGCGATTGTTATTGGACCCGCAGCAGGCGGCTTTCTTGGGTTGGGCGCTGGACTCGGGGGTGCTACAGGAGCTGGTGCGGCAGTTTCACTTGGCTTAGTTGGCGGCAGTTTTGCAACGGCTATTGGTTTTATTGGTGCAAGCCTGGTCATTGGCGGCGTCGCGCAGCTGCTTAGCCCCGTCCCAAAAGTTGCTCAAGGCGTAGACACCCAAAGCGACCCACGCAAGTCATACAGCTTCAGCGGCATCCAGCAAACCAGCCGTCAAGGCGTACCCGTTCCAGTCGTCTACGGTAAAACTCTGACTGGCAGCGTTGTTATCTCTGCCGGTGTTGACACGGTGCAGGTGAAAGCATGACCGCAATTACTGGCGCAGGTGGTGGCGGCGGCGGCAAAGGCGGCGGTGGCGGTAGCTCCCGCACCCCTTCAACAACACCCGACAGCCTTGACTCAAGACAATATGCCAACGTCATTGACCTGATTTCCGAAGGTGAAATTGAGGGATTGGCTGATGGGCTGAAGTCCATCTACCTCAACAACACGCCGCTGCAAAACGCAAACGGCACATACAACTTTGAAGACGTTGAGATTTATACCCGCACTGGCACACAGAACCAAGAGCACATCCCATTTACGCCCGGCGTTGAAGACGAAAAACCTGTCGGCGTAACTGTCGTTCAAGCGGTCCCTATTACTCGAAGCATCACTGACGTTGATGTTGATGCTGTCCGCGTCACAATCTCAATCCCTTCCCTGCAACGAATTGACTCAGGCAGTGGCGACACGCTTGGCACCAGCGTTGCACTGGAGATTGCAATTCAATATGCGTCTGGTGGTTTCACGACCGTTGTTTCAGACACGATCACCGGGCGAACTGCAGACGAGTACCGCAAGGACTATCTGATTGAACTGGAACGTCCAAATCCCAGCGACACAGTTGATGTTCGCGTCACCCGAATTACAGGCGATAGCACAGATTCGCTTCTGGCTAATGCGTTTGCGTGGTCCAGTTACACCGAAATCATCTGGGCGAAACTGGCTTATCCCAACAGCGCCCTAGTTGGTCTGCGGATTGACGCCGAACAGTTCAGCAGCATCCCATCGCGCAGTTACCTCGTCAAAGGCGTCAAAGTTCAAATCCCATCTGGCGTCACCGTTGATTCCAATACTGGGCGGATTATTTATCCCACCAATTTTGTTTGGGACGGAACGTTTCAGGCTGCTGCTTGGACATCGTGCCCAGCGTGGATTTTGTATGACCTGCTGACCAGCTCCCGCTTTGGATTAGGCGATCACATCAATACAGCGCAACTTGATAAGTGGGCGTTTTTTGCTGCTAGCAAGTATGCCAACACGCTGGTCGATGACGGTTTTGGTGGTACGGAGGCGCGGTTCTCGTGCAACACCACCATTCAAACCGCCGAGGAAGCGTACAAGCTGATTAACGATCTGCTGTCCGTAATGCGCTGCCAAGGCTTCTGGAGCAGCGGCAGCATGACCATCGCCCAGGATCGCCCAGAAGACCCAGCGTTCCTATTCACCAACGCCAACGTCACTCCTGAAGGATTTAGCTATACGGGCGGCAGCCTCAAAACTCGCCCCAATGTTGCAGTCGTCAGCTACCTGGATCTGACCCTACGGGACACCGCTTTTGAGGTGGTGGAAGACGTGGAGGCGATTGATAAATACGGCGTTGTCCGTACAGAAATCAGCGCCTTTGCTTGCACCAGTCGCGGGCAGGCGAATCGAATCGGTCGCTGGCTGCTGTACGCCGAACGCTACGAAAAGGAAATTGTCAGTTTTGCATCGAGCTTGGAAGCGGGTCAGCAAGTCCGCCCCGGTCAAATCATCCTGATTGCTGATCCAGTCAAGGCTGGTTCTCGTCGTGCAGGTCGCATCAACGCAGCAACTACTACCACCGTGACGGTGGACGACACAGCAAATACCGACCTCAGCTTCACTGGCGGTTCAATTTTGAGTGTGCTTCTGCCTGACGGAACGGTGGAACAGCGCGAAGTTTCCACTGTTGCTGACGGTGTAATCACCGTGCAATCCGCGTACAGCGCAGCACCTGCGGCCAACAGCATTTGGATGCTGGAAAGCCCAACGCTCCAGGCGTCAACTTGGCGCGTGCTCAGTGTTTCCGAGCAAGACGGCATCAATTACGCCATTACTGCATTGGCGCATAACGAGGGCAAGTACGCCTACATCGAAAACGGCGAGCAGCTCCAGGTGCGCGACATCAGCGACCTCAATGTCATCCCGGATCCGCCGACAGATCTAGAGGTTTTGACTGTCACCACGTTTGGCGGCGTGGAAACCAAAGAGTTGCAGTACGTCCTCAACGGGCGCATCGCAATCAAGGTCACCTTCCACTGGCGCGGTCCACAAGGGATCAAACAATTCCGCGTTCGTTACCGGCACGAGGACGACAACTTCACCACGGTGCGAGTGCAGGGCACAACTTTTGATATTGAGGATGCCAAGGTCGGCAACTATCAAGTCCAGGTCAGCAGCATCAGCGCCACTGAGATTTTGTATAGCGAGCCAACACTGGCGAACTACACCG